TGTCGGGGTTTGCACGGCGCTTCTCAGCGACGACCGCGTTCGCGAAGATCTGGGCCTGTCGTTCGAGGGGGCGGTTTCTCAGGGCCAGGGCCAATTTGGCCTGGAGGGTTGAAACCTCATGGGCGTAGGCAATCTTGGCCGAGGGTGAATAAGGATTGGCGTGGGTGGTCACCATCTCCTTACGCGCCGTGTTAGCCAAGGCCTTCAGACGGTTCGAGTGATCCGCGTAGATACGCTCCATCTCAGTACCAGAAGACAGGGTGTGCGCGTCGTCGGTGGCTGCCAGCTTCTTGATCGTGGTGGTCTTAACCACGGTCTTTCCGTCAGCGTTAACGTAGGATGCGCCGGTCTCCTCGTAGACCTTCTTACCCGTGGCCTTGTCGATAGCACCACCGGCTGCAGCAGAACGAGCCTTACGCTCTGCGACACGGATGTCACTACCAGCACGAGAGACGATGGTTGAAGCGCCACCGTTCTTCCCGCCTTGGTACTTCTGCTTCAGCGCAGCAATGCCGTTGTCAACAGCAGACTGCTTCCAGTCGAGGTTGTGCTTCTCGGCATCGATGACTACCATCGAGTGCCGAACAGCTCGAGCCAACTCGAATGCGTTCGCGCCACGGATCGTCATGTCCGTAATAAGGTTCGAGACCAGCCCCATCTCGATACCCTTTTGGCGAGCAGTCATCCGAGTCATACCCTCGTAGGCAGGATATGACGCCTTAGGATCGAAGCCCTTCAGGCCGGCAAGCGCGGGCGCGGTGCGCACCGCTCGGTTGTTGTTCGGAATAACCAGCACGGTGTCGCCGTCGAAGTCAGCACCAGAAAGACGCTCAGCGACCTTGGCGTTGATACCGATAGCGTCGGCGGCATTCCCAAGAAGTCCCTTGGCTTCGCGGTGGTTGTTGTTCACCGTGAGCTCAGGGATCTCGAAGATACCACCATGCGGGAACCGAACAAGCACAACCTTCTCGCCATTGCGGAAGTTGGGCGCGTAGACCTCGGTGTCCTTCAATCCGTCGATGGGCAGAATAACGTGAGTTCCCTGTCGCGGCAGCGCTGCTGCCTTGAGGTGGACCGCGGCGGAGTCTGCGTCATCAGAAAATGACTGAAGGAGACGCTCACGAACGGTGGGATTCGTGAGTGCCATGATCTCGTCGTACTCTCGCTTCTTGCTCTGAAACGCAAGATCGAGCTGCTTCTTGGCCAGCTCCGGGCTCTGCTTGGACAGCATCTGCGAAGAGAGGGACTTCGACCAGTCGCCCCATGAACCCTCAGAGTTCACGATGTTCATGGCTGAAGTCAGATTACCCTTAGCGTCAGTGAGCTGACGCACAACCGCACCGAAGGGGTTGTCGGGGTCATCTTTCATCTTCTTGAAAGCGTCAAGCTTGTTGCCCGTGTCACTCTTGTTAGTGTTGAAGACCAGGTCAACACCTTCCGGCAGATCGGGGTGGTACATCGCCATACCCTTAAGGTAGTGCGTGCCATCCACAGATATGCGCACCTGCGCGTAGTTCGCGCCACCGAGCGACAGGTCCTTGACACCAGGGCGAACGTAAATAACACCATCCGCGTTGGTGCCTCCCTGCTCTGCGTACCTAACACCGACCCGCTTCGAGCTCACCGAGATCGGAGTCTGAAGCCCAAGATATGAGCGTCCGCCGTCCTCGCTGAAGTCAGTCACCTGCTGGATGTTCGAGCGGTTCTTGAACACCTCAGAATAAGTGACGTCGGGCTTGGAGAGCACCTTGAGCGTGGTCTGCTGGCTGGTGCCAAGCTGGTCCACCTTCACGTAGTGCACCTTGTAACCCTGGTCCTGCAGAAGCTTGACTGCAGTAGCGAGCTTGGTCGAGCTCACACCAATATGGGCTTCAACACCAGTGCCGATGTCGATGAGGCCCTTCTTCTCAACCTGCTCACGAAGCATGTCTGCAGTGCTGTTGAGAATATCGGTGCGGTCCTTCTGCGCCGGCATCAGCAAGCTGCGAACCGAGGACTCATTGATACCCATACGCTCGCCGATGGCGACGTTGGAATATCCCTTCTCCTTGAGACGCGTGGCCATGTTGATGAGGTCCTGACGAACCTTGTTGCGCTCGATGGAACGCTTGGCACGAAGCTGGGTTGTGGTCATGCCCAGGCCGGCAGCGATCTCGTTCTCGCTGAGGCCCTTGGCCTTCAGCTGGTCCACCTGCTCGAGGAAGGTGGGGTTCCTAGGCGCAGCCTGGTCCTCACCACCAGAGCCCCAAGGATAACGCCCAGAGTGGCGAGGAGTGCCATAGTGCATGATGAACTGCTCATCGGTCAGGTGGTCCATCACTCGCCCTCCTCACGAATCTTGCGGATCAGCTTGTCGAACGACACGATCTTTTCCATGATGAGAATCACCTCGACAGGAGTCGGGATATGAGTCACTACATCATCGTTCTGGTAGATCCGGAGCTCGATGGCGATGCTGTTCGGGTTGTAGTTGTACTCGAGACAGAACATGGCGGCGTAGACCACAAGTTGCGTGATCGATGCCGGCGTCACACCGGTCTTCAAGTCGTGCACCCGCAGAAGCCCATCCCTGAAGGATATGGCGTCCGCCGTACCAAAGCAGTTCTCTGAGTAATATAGAGTCTGCTCTGCGGTCATGCGAAACCCGATTGCGTCGTTGACATACTGGTTCAGCGTGGCACCAGTATCGGGAAGCTTCACACCCAAGCGAATAAGCTTGGCCGCGAGATCGTGCAATTCAGTACCGCGCTGGGCCGCGAGGTGAGAGGTCATGTAAGTGACCATCTTGTCCTCGTCGTAATTAACCCAGTGGTACTTACTAGGGCTGAGGAGCGAGTGCGCCCCCGTCAGGCGAGAGTGCGTGTTGAAGCGCATTGAGAACCTCGTCTTCGATCTCTGGATATATGAAAGCCGCGAACGACATCTCGTCGAGCATGGCTACGTAGTGTTCTTGGTTGGGCTGGATGGCGGAGACGCGAGAAGCCTTGACCTCGAGCATGGCCCAGCGACGGCCAAACAGCACGATGAGATCAGGTATACCCTGGAGATATGACGAGTCGTTCTTGAGCACGACACATCCAGGAAAGTCATGGTGCAGTCGCCGAATAAGGCGACCCTGGTACACGCTTTCTCGCATCTCCGCCATCCAAACTAAATCATAGGGCTAGGCTTGCGTTCACCCCTTCTATTATAAGCCCCGATTCTGTAGCGCGTGGGTAGATGTTAGTCAATGACGCGGAAGGTAAGACCCTCCGGCCACACAGATGTGTTGTTCAGAGTGGCTACCATGATGCCCCGGTCCATGAGTCCATAAGTCATCGCCGCCTCCATCGAGTTTGCGAACTGCTCGCCAGTGTCCACACACTCGACAGGAACCACAAAGCCTCGAGGACTGCCGGCCTCGAACTGTGCGTGGTACTCGCGAGCGAACCAGCGCGGTCGCCACATGAGGTTGTCGGCGCGACAGTCGGAGCGGTCACCATTGCGGTGGATGGGCGTGTCGAACGCCTCACTCTCAGGCATCGGCAAGAAATGGCTCGCCACGAGAAGAGCCAAGCCCTTGCGGTGCTGGCGCTTGCCCTTGGTCATCCCAAGATAACGGATGCCGTGTTGGTTCACACAGATCGCGTTGTACTTGTCGGTTCCGATCCTGCGGACACGCCCTTCGCTACTGATCTCGTAGTCCATGAACTCGAAGACGGGCTTCCACTCTTCGGTTTCGTACACCTGCTGTCTCCTCACTTTGCCAAGATTAGTTGCCAAAATTCAAGGGTCTAAGCCGTTCTATAATAATGTTATAGGTATCTAATATATTATCTACCTACTACACGATAATAGAGAGACTATAAACAGTGAATTTTTGGCAGTTTTCTTGGCACGAATTATCTACCCGAAGTCGCTGACCTGCAGTTTCTTGGCGAAGGCCTTCTCATTGAATGCCTGTTTGCCAAGAATTGCTTTCCACACTGCTCGATCGATCGTAGACCGAGTCACAAGCACGTAGTAGAAGAGGTTGGCAAATGGCGTATTGAGCCGATCGATTCGCCCCTGAGCCTGCTGCCAGATCTTGTACGAGTAGTTCAGACTGTAGAAAATGGTCGTGTCAGTCTCGATGCAGTTCCATCCTTCCGCCCCCGCGGTGTACTGAACGAGGTATGCCCACGTTTCTGTAGTTGGCAAATCCTCATGCTTGTGGCCGTTCCATTCAGCCACCGGAACGGTGTCCGCCAGCTTTCTGAGCTCCTCGAGCTCGTAGTCGAAGTTGTAGAAGATGATGACCTTCGGATGCTTCTGAATAAGCCGGCGCACCTCCGCCATACGTCCAGACGCGGTGTTGGCCACCTTTCGCATGGCGAGGAACATCTCTGCCA